GAGCGGGTAGTTGTGCAGGATGTCCACGCGCGAGACCGCCGAGCCGATATGCGACGTGACGGCGCCCATGGCCCTCTGGGCAATCTGCGAGAAGACGCCCATGACGGCGCCCGACGCGGCTGACAGGCCGACCGAGAACTGCTGGCCCGTCTGCTGGCCCATCGCCTTCCCCGCCGCCCCCGCATCGACCGAGCCGAACGCGTTCTTGACCGCGCCGGTGAGCCCGTCGAACGTGGGGACGACGTGGAGATGGGCTGTGCCGATGATAGCCATCTACAACGCCTCCCATTCCGTGTTCCTGATGATGTCCTGCACCCGCTTAGACCTGTCGCGCGCGGCCCTTCGCGCCTGCTCCATGCCGGGGCGCACGATCCGCACGGGCTCGTCGGCGCCCTCTACGTGGCCGATCTGCCACGAGATGGTGAGCAGCGCGTCGGCGATGTCTGCGAGAAGGGACGTGTCCCTCCCCCACTCCGCGCGCCTGTCATGGGATGCCAGGAGATGCGAGCCCGCTGGGAGCTCACGTATGAGGTCCAATGCCTCTTCTGCTTCAACCTCGTCGTACGAGACGTGGTAGTAGTGTCGAAAGTCGTGTCTGAGCTCGCTCAGGTGCCCTTTCTCGAGGGCGGCGAGCGTCAGAAGTTTTTTAGGTCGTCCGAGCGGACGATCTTGGCGATGATGAGGCCTAGAGCGTCGACGTCGACTGTCCCGTCCTCCTCCGTGACGTGCTCGATGACGGCATCCATCTGCTCGTCGCCGAGCAGGTCGCGCATGAGCTTCTCGAGCTGCGAGTCGCTGAGGCGCCTGCCGTTGAGCCTGTCGGTGATGCGCTTGTCGTGCATCCTGCGGACGGGCACCGTCACGGTGATGCCCAAAGCGGAGATCTCGGCCACGCGCTCGCGGCGCCTCTCGATGAGCTCGACCTTAGCCTTGGCCCCCTTGGCCTTGGCGGCGTCGATGCCGAGCGTCTTCGCGTACTCGTCGAGCTCCTCCGGTTCAAGCTTGAGCAGCAGCTCCTTCTTCATGTTCCCCTCCTGTTGAAAGAGGGCCCCTCCGGAGAGGGGCCCGTGTACTGTTAGGCCGATGCGGGTTTCGCGCGGTAGATGTCGAAGCAGGAGCCGTCGACCTCGATCGCGGTGAACTGCATGCCGTAGACGAGCAGCGCGCCCTTGTTGTGGGGCTCGTCATCGAAGCTGTCGATGCTCGCCTTCTTGACCACCGTGCGGCGCAGGTAGCCGTTGGACTCCAGCTCGTCGATGACGAGCGGGACCTGAACGTTCTTCATGGGCTTGCCCGTGACGTGGCTGACCACGCCGTCCGCGGCGGTGACGTTGTCGGCTCCGTAGAAGAGCTTCATGACAGCCTCGCGCGAGGTCTCGATGAACTCGAGCTTGTAGGTGTGCTCCTCCTCCGAGATGGTGGTGAGCACGACGGAGCCGTGCCAGCCCTTGAACTTGTTGTTCGTGGCGGTGTGCCCCTTCGTGTACCCGTTGTCGCTGAGCTCGCCGAGGGACACCCACGGGTCGGCCATCGCCGTGGTGGCGTCCTCGGGGTAGCTCGGGTTCGCGGAGAAGTTGGTCCAGCAGCAGCCGCCCTCGACGGGCTGGCCCACTGTCGCGTTGGAGAAGTCGAGTCCGGTGTCGGTGTTCGGCATTCTTCCTCCTTAGTTACGGTAGGTTGTGATCGTGTAGCTTGCGTACCAGCGGGGGCTCCCGCTGTCGGGGTCCTCATCGGAGCGCATGGTCTCCTGGTCGACGCGCGCGATGCCGTCCTCGTACTCCATGAGGAGCAGGAGCTCATCAACGTCGGCCATCAGGCCGCACGCCTCCGCCTCGGTCGGCGCCCACGCCTCCACGTCGAGGCCTGGCCGGTCGCGGACCCTGTCGAGCCAGCGTCCGCCGTTGCGCCTCACGACCACGAAGCTCGCCGGCCTCGGGTCGGGAACGTTGACGACGACCGGGACGTCGAGCCTCTCGGCGAGATAGGCCCGGGCGTACGCTTGGATGTTCAGGCGGGGCATGTCCCCTCCTTAGTGGTTGAACGATTCGAGGAGGTGGTACTTCTGCTCGAGGCGCCACCCCTCGTTTGTGATGTTTCGCACCTCGCCGATGGCGGTGTACTTCCCCACATCGACGAAGGACGTGAAGGGGGTGAATGTGAGCCTGCTTCCGTTCGCCGCCCGGTGCTCGATGGCCGTGTCGTTGCATGCGCGGGCGATGTCGGCCACGATGCCGGCTATCTCGCCCTGCACGGCGTCGCCGCAGAAGATCTCGCGGATTCCGGGCATATGAGGTTCGAAATCGACCCTAGCCATTGGCCCTCCAGACCTCCACGCGCCTGTTCCATATGAGCGGAGACCCCATGACGGGGCCTCGGTCGCCCTCCACGAGGTACTCCCTCTCGGAATCCCTCTCTATCAGGACGACCTTGCAGTGCGCCAGCGGCGCGGTGTAGCCCTTCGGAAGCTGGATCCTGAAGCCCTCGATGTACCCGTTCGGCCGCGTCTCGCTTCGCTCGGGCGCGACATCCTTCGGGTCGAGCGGGCGGACGGTGCACCTCTCCACGTCCTCGGGCTCCCACTTCCAGATGGGCTCCCCCATGGTGTCGGTGCCCGTCCGGACTCGCCTTAGGACCCTGACTGTCTCGGTGAAGCCCACGGCTACCACCCCACTGCTATGGTCCCGATTCGCTGCGTGCGACCGACGAGCCTCTTGAGCCTCGCGAGCATGGAGCGGTCGAAGTACGCCGCGCCGGAGGGGTTCTGCGTGCTCACGGACGCGCTGAAGCCGTCCGCGCTGAAGCTCGCCTGCGTCGCGCCGTAGACGTCCCCGAAGCCCTCCAGATGGGCGGGCACGAGCGCCTTCCGGCATGCGTCGAGGACGATGTCCTCGGCCAGCGTCGCCGCGTCCTCCGAGAGCTCGTAGCCTTCCGCTATGCGGAGCTCGGCTCTGAGCGCCGCGGACTGCGCGTCGATGTAGTGCTGCACCCTCGCGTCGGGAGTCGATTCGTCGCCCGAGTAGGAGCGGTACGACTCGATGTCGGTGTAAGCGGTCGCCATGGCGCCCCCTATTCCTTCGCCGGAGCCTTCTTCCTAGGCGCCCTCTTCGGCTTCGCGGGCTCCTCCACGAAGCCGCCCTGCGCGAGCTCGGCGACGCGCCCCTCATCGGCGGAGAAGGTCTCGCCGACGAGGTAGATGCGCCCGTCGTTCTTGTCGCGGAAGGCGCTCTTCACCTTCGCGTCCATGGCTAGACGGTCGGGACGATGGTGCCCTTCACGATGTAGGGCAGCTTCTCGGCCAGGATGGTCATGGCGGTCAGGACGTTGGTCTCGGCGGACACGCGGGCGTAGTTGCCGACGTGGTGGACGCCGATCAGCCCGGAGTCGGAGACCTCGTAGTCGAGGTCGCCGCGGGAGAGCTCGCCGAAGTCGGCGCCGTAGATGCGGATGTTCTCGGCGGGGGTGGCGACGACGGTGCCCTGGGTCACCTTGGCGGTGACGATGATGTCGTTGACGCCGAGGAAGTTCTCGAGGTAGCGCATGCCGAACAGGGTCGCAAGGCCCACGTTGGCGGTGCCGAGGTAGGATGCGATGTCCATGGGGTGCACGAAGTGGACGACGCGGTCGGCGGAGTCGTCGTTGTTCTCGAGGGCCACGTCGAGCGACGCGTTGACGTTGGCGAGGGCGGCCTGGAGCGTGGCGCCAGCGGGCGCGGTGCCGGTGCCCGTGCCGAGGAACGTGAAGAACTCGTTGACCTTCGCGGCGCGGATGTGCTTCACCATCTTGTTGTCGGTGTCGATGCATGCGCGCTCGAAGCCGCTCTTCGCGATCGCCTGGGCCGTGGTGGCCTTGCGGTAGGGCACGAGGGTGAGCGAGCCGACTGCGGTCTTGGTCAGCGAGTACTTGGAGAGCGCGACCTCGTCGCCCTCGACATAGGCGGTGCCGGAGCTGGAGTCGGTTCCGGCGGAGTTGTTGAGCGAGCCGACGACGTCGTACTGGTAGAGCGTGGCGCCGGCCTGCATGATGGTGGGCTGGGCGATGCCGAGGATGTCGGTGAGCTGGTTGACCTGGCCGTCGAAGTTGCGCAGGAACTCGCGGTCGAGCGAGGTCACGACGTCGGCGGCTGCGATCTGGTTGGTACGTGCGGGCATGATGCCTCCTTAATGTCTGTAGAGTTCGATGTGCTCCGCGCGTGCGCGGACGCGTGCCATCTGGTCGGGGATCTTCTCGATCTCCTCGACCGTGATGGCGGGCGGGGTCTTCGCCCCACCTTTGTCTGTGGGCACCTTCGCCTTCTGCGAGCCCAGGAACGCTGCGAGCTGCGCGGCGTGCGCCTCGAGCTCCTCCCGCGTCGCGCCGCGTAGGAGCGACGGGTCGACGCCCGTCTCCCTCGCGACCTCGTCGCGGGCCTTCCTGACCTCCTCGGCGGACCTGAAGCCGTCGACCTCCTTCTCGAGTGCGGCGATGCGCTCGGTGGCCTTCTCGAGCTCGGACTTCTTCTCGTCCTCGAGCTTGTCGAATGCGTCGGCCTTCTCCTTGTTCGCCTTGGCGCGGTCCTCCCACTGCCGCGAGTGCTTGATGGCCTCGCGGTACTTCGCCTCCCAGTCGACCTCCTGCTCGGCTCCGTTCGGCTCCTGCTCGATGGTCTCGTTGCTCGGCGTATCGGCCATGGTGGCCTCCTCTCCTCCCGTTGCGGGAAACAAAAGGCCCCGTGCGGGGCCCGTGCGCGGCATATGCCGCCTGAATATGGAAAAGGCGCCCGTCGGCGCCCATGTCCATCGAAGATGGGGTATAATCTGATTAAAGCGATGTAAGCCCAGACCTTGGAATCGGGAAACTGCATCGCTTTTATTTGTGGATGCGCCGAATCTCCCCGTCCATGCCGAGGACGAGCGCCTCCTCGCCTTCCTTCAACCTCCCATAGATGCCGTTGACTACAGCGTCGAAGCTGTCCGTGCACCCATCGAGCGTGAACACCGCCCTCATCGGGTCCGTCCTGCCTAGCTTCAGCCACTTCTTTCTGGCTCGGTTCGTCTGGTTGCTTACAGAGCTGCCCGCGTTCGTGACGTTCTTGAGCTCCCACTCTGACACAGAGCCGAATACTCCGATAAGAAGATCGATATTCGCGGGGGCTCCGCCGTCCTCCATGAGCGTCCCCACCCTGAAGCCGTGCGACTGGAGCAGGTCCACGCCCGTCCTCTCGTGCGGCAGCAGGTCCGCCCTCGGCTTCATGTAGTCGACTTCTGGCAACGCGCTCTGGTCTTGGAGCCAGTCCCTGCTGCGCCTGTTCATCTCCTCCACGATGGCGCGCTGCTGGAAGTGGTTCCAGCCGTACGCCCCATGGGCGTACGCGGCCCCGTACGCGCGCTTCTGCTCGTCCGACATGGCGCGCCAGTCGTCCCATGCCTGGTCCGTGACGGTCCTGCGGGCGTCGTCGTAGGCCCTGTACATGGCGTCCGGGTCGTAGCCGTCGAGGTGCGGGTTCGCGGTGTCGAAGTCCGCGACGGGCGCGCACATGCAGCCGTGGTGCCTGCTCGTGAGCACGGTGCCTTCGCTCCAGTAGGCAAACCCTCTGGAGCCCAGCATGATGCAGAAGCCGCACGCGCCGATATGGGGCACGAACGCCCATCTGGGATGGGCTGGGTCGCGCGCGACGTTGCGCCTGATCGTGGCGTCCGCCTGCTGCATGACGCGCCTCTGGGCCATGCCCTGCATGGATGCCGAGACGTTCTGGACGGTTGTACCGTTGGCCTTCGGCTTGGTGGCTACGTAGACGTCGTCCTTGAGGAGCTGCGCGCTCGTTTCGTCGGCGAGCTCCGGAATGTAGTCGCCTTCCGCTTCAGCCTCGGCCCTGATGTCCTCGTAGAACTCGAGCGCAACCGTCGCGGAAGCGTCGCCGAACTGCCTCACGACGTTCGGATAGTAGTCGAGCAGGGCTCCCCTGAGATCCTCGATGCTGAGGTTCCCCACGAGGCCGGTGAGCTGCGTAACGAAGTCGTCGATGCTCTGCGCCGCGAGCCTCGCGTTCGCGTCGAGCGCGCGCGAGTAGCCGTCGAAGAGCTGCCTGTCGATCATCGCTGCACGCCCATCCTGTCGGCAATCGCGTTGAGGGTGGAGATGGCGCCCATGCGGCGCTTCTCCTGCTCGAGCCTGTCGATGGTCGACTGCGGGAGCCCGAGGCCCTCGTAGTAGACCCTCGTGCCGATGATCGACTGGTCCTGCGCGGCAATCTTCGTCCATGCGTCCGCCCTTGCGGCGATTGTGGGCTGCGACGGGTCCTTGAAGCACGCCTGGACGTCCATGAGCTCGTCGGGGAGCCCGTCGATGGGCACCCCGCGATCGATGGCCATCATCATGCGGGCGACGGACTCCATGGCCTCCTTGTTGCGCGCGTTGATCGCCTCGACCTCGAGGATGAGCGGGTCGTTAGCAGCGCCCAGCGCGTCCGACGACGTGTAGGTGTTCGAGAGCACGCCGAGCTGTCCGAGCGGCACGTTTGCCGCGCCGCTGAAACGCTGGGCGTCGTTTTCGAAGGTCGCTATGAAGTTGTGCACGTCGGAGGCGGCGAACTGGCCCACGGTCGGGATGTCGCCGTTCTCATCGCGCGTGAGGGCAAGGAAAGAGCCTAGGTACGCCTTCACGATCTTCCCGTGGTCGACCGGACGAGCTATGGGGTTGCCGTCCTCGTCCTCGGTCGGCTCGCCATCCTCGGGCGGAACGGTGAACAGGTCCTCGTCGGCGCCCAGGATGTAACGTTGCGGCGCCGTGAAGAACTCGGCGCCGACCTCCATGCGGAGCACGTCGCGCATCGCCTTCTCGATGATGCCCATGATCTCGGGCGTGATGACCGAGTGGCCGAGCGGCCTGTCTGCGTCGGCGTCGTGGATGAGGCACTCGATGGTCGGCCTGCCGAGCTCGTTCTCCTCTACGGACTCGAGCTCCCAATGCGTTGCGCCCCTCTCGTCACGGTAGCGCAGGCGCGCCACCATGACGCAGTCAGCGAAGTGGAAGACGTACTTGCACGCCTGCCCGTCCCGGTCGACGTCGGCGAGCACGACGCCGCAGTCCACCCGCTCCCCGTCCTTGTCCCAGAGCACGCAGCTCTGGTTGGCGGTGAAAACGCGGACCATGGCCCCCGGCTGCCCGTTTGAGCCCGCCATGACCGTCATGGTCGACATGCCGTGCGTGAGCATGCTCTTGTTCGCGATCCCGTACTTGGTCCGGAGCCTGTTATCGCGCACGAGGGCGTTGAGCCCGGCGTCCTGCGCGCCTCCGAAAACGTAGCCGTCGAAGATGGAGCGCACGGCCCTCACCTGCACGGCCTTCGACGCCCACCCTACGACCGAGTTGGTGTTCACCAGCTGCGGCGGGATGGAGATGCCGAGATCCTTCATCTGGTTCTTCATCTCGACGAACGTCGTAAGCGTCGAGTTGCGCTCCCTCACCGAGTGCCACGTGTCGAACAGGTCCTCGACCTTGCCCCTGTATCCTTCGGGGAAGATCTCGATGTTCGGCATTGGAAGCGGCGTTTCGTCGAATCGGTTCTTCTGCTTCACAGCAACACCCTCTGCTTCCTCTTAGGATTCCGCTTGCTGTTCCTGATGCCCCATAGCGCGAGCGCGCACGCCTCGATGGCGGTGGCGTCGTGCCCGGCGGACGATCCGAAGCCCCATCCTCCCCTGTTCCCGATGGGGCGGCGCACGGAGAACTTCGCGGAGTCCTCGAGCGCGTCCGTGACCGTATGGGCCACGGTCCCCTCCTGGAGGCCGTCCAGGAGGCACACGGCGGCCGCTATGACGTCCCCCGTCCTAGGGCGGTACACGTAGCCCCTCGGAGCCTTCAGGTCGCCCATGTTGTCGCAGAGCGCGTCGGCGCCCGACTGGCCGTCGACCACCACGATGGAGGCCCTGTCGGCCCTGTCGCGGAGCGCGGCGGCGAGCGCCTTGGTGCCGTTGGCCGTCGTGCCCGTCTCCACGAGCTCCACTGCGGCCCTCCCGCTCCCGTCCAATTTGCAGCCCGCGAGGGCGTAGGTGCTCCCGTCGGGAGAGAACTTCACCCCGAAGGACGTCTTCCTCGTGTAGAGGTTCCCGATTGCGGGGATCGCTGCGGCGTCCCACACCTGCTCGGATATTGCGGCTTTGGCCGTGGCGACCGGCGCCCACCATCCGAGGCGCTCGCGGGCGAAGTCCTCGGGGAACGGGCTGTTCCTGAGCTCTTCCTCGGTGAACTCCTCGTCCAGGCGCACGCCCAGGGCTGGGTTCGTGGCGTACCATAGGTCCTTGTCGGCCACCGTCTTGGCACGGTCCGCCCCGAGGTCCTCGACGCTCCATTCGTAGTATGCGAGGCCCTTGGTGTCGCCCGAGAGCGCCCTGTTCCTCACATTGGTGAACACCTCGCCGGAGTCCTCGGCGCCGGGAGGGGTTCCGAAGAACACGAGCTGGCGCGTCGTCTTAGAGGCTGCCAGCGTGTACATCATCGATCGCAGCGACTCGCTCGAGAGGGTCTGGGCCTCGTCGAACACCACGAGCGAGATGCCCGCGAAGCCTCGGAAGCCGCCCTTGGAGCGGGCGCCGAACGCGATGCGGCCGCCGTTCGCGAGCCGTATCTCCTCGGCGCCCTTGACGCGTGTGATCCCGTGCTTGTACCCTCCCTCGAGCATCTTCTCGAGCTCGGGGCGGGGCGTGTTCTGGTCAAAGTAGTGCTTGAGGCGCTCGAAGGCGTCCGTGGAGGTGCCCACGCGGTGGGCGGTGTGGAGTATCTTGCCGCCCTTCGCCACGAGGATGTAGGCCTCCACCACCACGAGGATCTCGTTCTTGCCGTTCTGGCGCGGGAGCGAGCAGGCCACCGTCATGGCGGCGCGGCGCCTGCGCTCGTCCTTGCCGAAGATGGCGCGGACGATCATCTTCTGCCACGGGTCGAGGAAGATGCCGAGGTACTCGCCGAAGCGGATGGCGTTCTCGCCGTCCTCGCCGCTATAGTGCGGCTCTACCCGTATCCTCGGCTCCTGCGAGCCCGTCCTCCTCGGCGGACTTGCCGATGATGAGCTTGAGGATGTCGGCACCGTCGTCCGCCTCCTTCTGCCCGTCCGAGCCGTCGTAGATGCCGAGCTGCCTGTTGAGCTGGCGTATCTCGGCTGAGGCTTGCTTGATTGTGTTTATCTGGGGAAATGCTTTGATGTCCGATAGGTCGTTCGCGTAGGCGACGTGGAGCCCGTCCGAGTACTGGAGGTCGTCCATGCACTTGTCGACGATGGCGTACCACATGCATAGGAGCGAGAGCGCGGGGACGTCGTGGGGCTGGAACTTCCTGCTCCCGGTGAGCTCGTCCCACTTCGCGCTCTGCACGGGGTCCCGCGCCACGCTCGATGGCTTTGTGAGGGCCATATGGCCTCCTAATGAAAAAGCCCCCTTGCGGGGGCTCGTTCGGATATGCGATGCCGGCTCTACTTGCCGCGTTTCTTGGGCGGGATGCGGTTCGCGTCGCTGTTCGCCTTCGCGAAGGCGCTGGCGTAGGCCTTCTGCTTCTTCGCATCCATCGACATGATCTCCTTGTCGATGTCATTGCCTTTGCGGGCCATTCGTTTGATAGCCATATCCCCTCCTTACATCGCCGTGACGTTGGAGCTGAATACGAGCGCGCTCCTGTCGAGGATGTTGTAGTATCCGTTTCCGACCTTGATAACATTATACCCTTTATGCGTGGCATATGCGCTGAGCTGGCTGTCGTAGGACATGCGCGGTACGGCCATGTCGATGCCCGAGCGGTTGAACTGCCGCCTGATCGTCTTGTAATCGACGACTCGCGCCGTCGGAGCGATCTTCGCCTGCATGACCGCCGTGCGACGCACGTCTCCCGTCGTCGAGCCGTACGCGGTGCTGGCCCGCCTCGTATCGGCGAAGTAATAGCCGTCGCCGTAAACACCGTCTCCGACTCGCGAGAGGCTCGCATACATCGTCTGCTGGGCGATCTGGTCGGCCCGCATGTTGACGTCGGTACGTCTGTCGTAGACGGAGTTCACCGTCCGATAGAGGACCTGCCCGCCCATGGAGTCGAACGTTGCCTGGTCGACCACCTGGGGTTTGGAATTGACATCGGCATCGTACACGAACCTTTGGAATCCGTTGCCGGCCAGGAAGTTCGGCATGTCGAGGTCGTCGATCGAGGAGAGGTAGGCCTCGAACTCGCTGTCCGTCATAGCCTGGATCTCCGCCAGCGTGTGCGTGCCGGTCGAGATCGGCGCAGAGTCGTCGATTGCCTGCGCCTGCGGGCTCGGAGCTGCTACGCGGGCCGAGCTCGTGCTGGAGCTACCGCGACCGCCCATTCCTAGCCCCCTTCTTCGGTGCTGACGCCTTAAACTTCTTGAGGCCTGGCGCCTTCTTCACGTTGCCCATGCCGTCGGAAGTCTGAACCCAACGGTTGTAATCACCGAGTTTGGTAGCCATTACCACGCCTCCACTTCGATCTGAATCTGCCTGCTCGGCTGACCGACCCTTGGATGGGCCGTCCTGCCCGTGTAGCTAGCTCCCGTGATCCTGAAGTTCGTCCCCTTGCCGAGGATGACCTCGGCCTGAGCCCTGTTCGCGAAGATTCCGTTCGTCTGCCCGGCCGCGCTGATGTGCATGATGACCTCGCGGCCTCCAGACTGGCTGCCGGAGATGAACGGGCTCTTGCTCCTGTCGTAGCTCGTCGACGTATAGCTCTTCGACGTCCACGAAGCGCCCCTGAGGGCGGCGTTGAGCTGGGCGTCGTCCATGGTTGCCACCATCTGTGGCGTGAGACCGAGCGCGCTGATCACGCTGGTATGTGCACCGCGCCAGAGCTCGGTGTCAGTGCCAATGGCGTGCATCGCCTCGGTGAGCTGGGAGTCCATGTAACGCTCGTTTGCGTTCATGGCCCCGCCGTGGTCGAGCTTGTAGTTGAGGTTCTGCGCCATCGAGTAGCCGTTCGAAGTCGGATTCTGCGAGATGTACTGCTTGATGGCGAGCACCTGGTCGATGGTGAAGTTCTCCTCCTGCTCGTCGAGGATTGCCCTGACCTGCGCCTGCGACAGCGGCGCGGCGTTGATCGAACCCATGGCTGGGACGCCCGCAGCAGGGGCCACGTTGGCCGGCGCCGCCATACGCGAAGCGGAGGCCGAACCTCTTCCGCCCATATTCCCTCCTTAAAGGAAAAGGCCCCTCTGGGCCTTATGCTCACACCTTATACATGTCCCTTAGCGAAGCGATCGCGTTCCGAAGGCCCTGAATGCGCTGCCTGTCCCTCATGGCCGAAGCCGATGATGTGATGAAGCGGTTGATCCCTCGTCCCTTAACGACGCCCGGCTTTGCTTCGATGCGTTTTATCTCAGCCTCCATCTTCGCTATCTGGGCCAGCGCGCCGCGCTGCATGGAAGAAAGAGAGCTCGAGCCTCGTCCGCCCATATCAACTCCTTAAAGGAAAAGGCCCCGAAGGGCCTTTTAATGCTGTGTGCCAATAGGTTGTTTTTGGTTGCTAGAGCATCGTCCCAGCGCCGTATGCGATCGTCGCGGCCACCGCCGACTCGATGATGGCCTCGAAAGCCCTCCCGAGGAAGGCCCTAACCTCGGTCATCTTCGAGTTCTCCTTGACGTAAAACGCCCCGTCTGCGGTTATCTGCATGTTGAGATAATCCGACGAGTGCCATCCTCTCATGGGGACAGCTGTGATAAGGCCTTTGTCGAGCATACCCTGAACGACGACGTCCCAGTAGACGTCGTTGACGTTTGCGAGCTCCTTGGCCTTGGCGACGGACGGTCTCACGCCCGACTTTATGCAGGCGTAGAGGTAGGAAAGCACCTTGTAGACGATGACCTCGTAATCATCGGCGGCCATAGGGAAACCTCCTATTCCACGAAGAAACGGCACTCTCCGAAACGTTCACGGACAGACCTTCCGCCGAGGACGGGGAACTCCAAGGCGTCGGACAGCGAGGCGAACGGCCGCGTAATAATCTTCCATGCGGAGTTCGGGTTGCCCGTGTCATCAGCGATATTGACGTTCGAGAACGCCCATCCGTTCATAATGTCGCAACAGAGCTGAAGCCCGTTCCACTTGATAAAGAAGAGGTCCATTCCGTTGAGCTCTCCGTCTTCAGCAAGCTGATCAGGGCTTTCGGGAAAGAACTCCCTATGCCTATCTTCTAAGTCGAAGGCTTTCCATAACTCCTGCCATTCTTCGAGCGTCGCCATTTTCTATCCACCTCCCGAGCATACCTTCGTTCCTGTTTGTTCAGCTTACGGCCGCCGTTCTCCTTATGATTATACCCACGATGCATATGGCTGCCGCTTCCGTGGTGTTTATGGCTATCGTAATGCGTTGTGATAGACCAAGACTCGATGCGCTTTCCATCATCGCCATAGAAGAAGATATCGCTCACATGACCAGTGTTGTCGACGATAGCGTAAATCCTGCCTTTTGTCTGAGTTTCAAGGGGCGGCTTGTTGTTGCTTGCCAGCTTGTTCTCGAGAACCTTCACCTCTCCTCTGCTGGTCTTGAAAGTTGCTAGAGACCGAAATTCGTCTCCGTAGTGCATTTCCTTGCCAGCCATCATGTAGGTTCCGCTCGAAGCTCCCCTGCCGCCCATTGCGGCCCTCCTATGCTCTCTTCTCGAATGACCTCGCGCCGTAATGGACCACCTCGGCACCGCGATGGTCGAACTCGATGGGCTTGCCGTAGAGGAGCACCCTGGAGGGCTTCACGCGCTCCATGGCCTCCGCCATGCCCTTGCGCCACCACTCCGCGGCTTCCTTGCTGCGCATGACGCCTACGGTCGACGTGGCCACCGTCCCGCCCTCCGGGATCCCCTCGAAGCAGAACTCGTAGCTCTCTGGAGTCGACCAGGACAGCACGGGGACGACCCTCATGCCCTCCCTCTGCCAGATCAGCGACAATGCGCGCGACCTGTAGACGTTCCACCTCTGCATAGGCAGCGGCATGTCAAGGTAGAGCGAGAAGTCGGGGGCCAGCACGCAGTCGTAGGGCCTCAGAAAGTCGAGGTACCTCTGCGGGCTCGTCCACACCCTCTCGAACTGGTAGTCGTCGATGAAGAAATGGCAGCCCCTCCCCGCCTTCTCGTCGTCCGTAGCAGTCTTCGCGTAGTTGAAGCCCATGAGATCGTCGGGTCTCGCGTCCACGGGGTAGAGCGCGGGCATCTCGCCGTCGCAGTCCGAGATGTTCACGAGGTCCAGGTTGTATGCCCTGTCCGTCTTGAGCCTCTCGGCGCCGTAGGCGAGATTCTTGCTCTTGAAGTCGAAGCCGAACTTCGACATGTCGAGTTTGAGGTCCCTGACCTCGTGCTGGAGCAGGGTCTTGTTCCACGTGGCGACCTCGGCGGTCCTGTTGTCCGCGAGGCGGTACGCCTTCACCTGCTCGGGCGTGAGCCCGTCGCAGTAGGCGATGTTCTCGTCCGGTATCTCGGTCCAGCCGAGGCTCTTGCACGCAGCGACGCGCGTGTGCCCCGTGACGATCACGGGGTTCTCGCGCGACTCGAGGACTATCTGGCCCCTGAGGCCGAACTCGCGTATCGAGTCAGCGACGACGGGGATGGCCTTCTCGTTGTTCCGCGCGTTGCGCTCGTACGGGATGATGTCGTCGATGCGCACGGAGCCCTCCCTGCGAAAAAACGGGTCCCTCTGAAAAAAGGCCGAAAAATGTGTGCGACAGCCCTGTGCCGCGATGCGGGCCATGGCTCTCCGCTCAAAAGACCCCCGTGGGGTCCCTCCCACAGCCTGCCCCGTCCGTCTGCGGCAGAGCATCCCCCTGAGTGAGCACGAGCCCGCAGGGCGCCACTTCCACTCCTCGTTCGGGTTACCAGTCGGTCGTTGTGATGGGCGGCCGCAGAACGGCGCTTACCGGACCGCTGACAAGTACCCTGGCGCCCTTGCGCTGGTTGCATATGCGATGGGCGGCGTCGACGTTGGCCCTGTCGTACGGGGACCCTCCCCTCGACACCGGCACAATCTCGTCGACCTCGAAGCTCAT